ATCGCCGTCGGGGCAGTGACCTGAAAGAATTTGAGATTTTGGAGTCTTTGCATTTTTGTGTCCTCAAAAGTTGAGATCGTGGGGCGGACTCTCACCGCCCCGAATTCAGGTCGTGCCGTCCTAGCTGGCGGCGGTGATGAGTCCGACGATCGGGCCCGGAACGCGAAGTCCCGCGGTCGCCGACTGATTACCGACGTCGTGGACGTTGATGTCGAATCGTTCCGTGCCGCGGATCTCGATCTCGTCATTCGCAAAGCGGCTGTGTTCGCTGACCGCGATCGTGGTGTCACGACGCGAGCCGAACGATGCCGCGAGGCTCAGATCGCCGAGTAGGGCACAGACCTGGTTGTTTGCCTCGGTCGAGGGCAGTACCTGCACGAATTCCACGTCGTAGCCAAGGAAGCGTTTTGCAACGCCGCTGGTGGTCTCTGACCCGGTCGCACCGCCGGCGGCGAGTGCGAGCTTGACCATGACGTTCCAGTAGAATGACTTGTGGCAAAACCACTTCGCACGCGGAGTGTCGGCGTAAACCGGGAGCTTCGCGGCGACGCCCTCGAAGTCCGCGAGCAGCAGCTCGCTGTAAGCATTGCCCGCTCCAACCACGAGTCCCGCGATATTCGCGATCGTGTTCGACAGGCCCTTGATCTTGGTCGTGACGCCCTGCATCCCGCCGTAGGTGGATGAGCCGTCACCGATGAATCCGCACTGGTCCTCTTTGAGGGCGAATGCGTACGCGATCTCGCCCGCGAGGTCGTCGCCCATGTTGATCAGGGCATCCTCGTTGAGCTCGTTGGAATAACGCGTGAGGACGGTCAGTTTCTTGGCCGTCAGCTCGACACGGTCCCAGCTCTTGTCGGACTCGGTGAGTGCTCCGCTCTCCGCCGCAAAATATGCGGTCAGGCCGCCGGTGCGTCGCGGATCCGAGCGTGTGTCGCTCGCCATCGGCACCATCTTCGCGTTCTGGCGGAATTTGCCGTACTGCTCCCGAAGGTCGATGAGGTCGTTGCCAAATTCCTCGGGGACCAGGAAGCCTCCCGATTCGTTCACGCCCTCGCCCATCGCACGGCTGAGGACGATGCCGTTCTCACGGCAAAAGTCTGCGGCTCGCTTGAATGCTCCCTCGTTAGTGACGCCAGCGGCGATTCCGCGAGTCGCGATGAGCCACTGGCCAAAGCGATATGCTCGCTCCGCCGCGTTGTCGCCTGAAAAGCTCTTGAGCGTGCCGTATCGCGGCAAGCTGCGTGCGAGCTGGACCTTGTCGGCCGGTACGCCCGCTCGAGCCGCTGCACTCGCTGGCGACTCGCCGGGGACGCGGACGCTTGCCGGGATGAGTGTGCGGGCAAACGCCTTGAATTCGGCGACCGTCGGCTCACCAGCCGTCTCTTCGAGCAGACGCTTCTGGTAAAACTTGGCGACCGAGTCCGGCAGCCCGACGGCCGCTGCGGTCTCTGTGATCTCCCGCTTAACGATCTGTGCGGGCGTTTCTACGGCCGGAGCCGCGGCTCGTGCTGCTTCTGCGGCTGCATTTTCCGCCGCGATCTCTTCTGCTGTTTTCATGGTTTTCTCCGTGTTCGTAGAAATTGCCCGTGTGTGGGCCTGCGAAATGATCCCGGCTGTGGCCGGATTAAGATTTAGGTTGCGTGACGCCTTGGCCTCGCAGGTGCAGTCGTCGATCGGCTCTTCGCACTCGGGGCACTGATCTTCGCCATCCTCTTCCGGGTCCTCGCCGTCGCCGTCATCGTCGCGGCCAAGTTCAAGGCTGCGGCCGACGCCGACGCTGTCGTCTGCGGGCACGGCGACGATAGATATTTCAAAAGGCTCCCAGTCGCTCGATCCGTAAACCGGGAGAGCGTCCTTCGTGCCTTCGCTGACGAGGTGCATCTCATGGAGCCGAAACCCGACCGAGATATTGCGGCGAATGCCGGCCTTGACGTCCTGCCAGATCTCCTCGGCACGCCTGGACTCGCCAAAGCGAAGTACGGCTCGGGCGACGCCTGCCTTGATCGAGAAACTTTCAACAACGCCGACCAGGTCGCTGCTGTTGTGATCGACGAGCACCGCAGCACCGTTATCGAGACGATTTGCACGCATCGCCTTCGACGTGACATCAAGTGCCAACTGACCGAACCAATGCTCGACCGGCTGGTCAGACGCAAACGCGACGCTCACCGTCCGTGTCTCAGGATCGGCGTCCCGCTCAAGCGTGAATGCACGCTCGATCGGCTTTTTCCGCAGCTCGGCGGAGATGTCTTGGATAGATCGCGTTGTTCGCATTAACAAGCGACGAGAGGCCCTCGTCTGACTGTCGAGAGCAACAATAAAAGATTTCTCAAGAGCTAATATTTTTCGGTTATTTTATGCGGGGAATTGCACAGCATCTTGTGTCCCAAACGCACGAAAAGTCCAAATAATGGACTTTTCGTAGTGGGAGAGAGCGTTCAGTATCCAGGCCTACTTCGCCGCCGCCTTTTTCGACGCCGGAGCCGGTGCGGGCTTGCCCTCTTCATCCGTCGGAGCCGTGCCTGCATCGGCGACCTTTACGGTAGTGACGGCCACGAGATCGAGACCGATAGACTTTGCAAAATCCTGCTCGGCCTTGATCTTGAGCATCTCCGCCTGAAAGTCCTTACCTTGCTCGGCATATTCATCCGTCCAACAACTGAGCTTATTCTCGAGTGCGACGACCGATGCACCGATATCCTTGACCGGATCGACGTACCTCCAGCCGCGGCCCTTCCATTCCGGATTCTGTATCGACATGAATTTACTTGCCGCGATCTCGAGCTTGCCCGAGAGGAATGCCTGGCGGCTCCACGCCTGGAATACCGGGCGGCACAGCATCGATGCGAGAAACTGCTGCTTTTCTCGCCACATATCACGCGTGGCGTCGAGACCGCCGCGGCTCGAACTGTAATTCGTCGCCTCCCAATCGTTTGCCAGCAAAAAGTACGGAATGCCGAGCCCCGCACCGTACTCGATGAGGATCCGCTTCGAGAATTCCGAGTGGTTCTGCGTCGGCTGCTTCGGATCGATCTGTGAGAATTTCTTATTCGGCGGCAGCTCGTTCATCGAGAGTGGGCTGACGTCGATCACGGGATCTGTCGCCCGGCCTTCGAGATCGTCGGCTCCCGTGTACGGCTCCGAGCCGTCGGGCGTCGTGTCCTCGATAAATCCAAACACATTCGAGGCAAAGCGTGCCGACTGCACGACGCCCAGCAGATACGACTGAAACGTCTTTGCCGTCAACAGCACCGGTGCGAACGCCGGAATGCCGCGGACCTGTGACTCGTCAAAATTCGGCACGAAGATATGCAGCATCTGATCGGCCGGGACACGTGTGCGGGTCAATTCCCGCTTCTGTGCGAACATCACGTCGCTCGCCGGCGTCGTCAGCCAGTACGCCACGGGCTTATCGTCCGCGTCGATCTCGACCGACATGATGATGCGGTTGCCGTTCGTGTGCTGGGTGTTGTAAAACTCGTTGAGATAATCGACGTTGATCACCTTGAGCGAGAATCCAAAGGGATTGAGGCTGTCCGGGATCATCTGCACGAGCGACTCGCCGTCCCGCTCGACCTGCGTCGCGACGAGATGCTGCACGCCCTTCCAGTCGAGCTTGCCCGTGATCGTGCAGGTGTCCGCGTGGCCCCATTCACGCCAGGCATCCTCGACCGTCTTATTCACGGGAGCATCGAGCGTGCCGTCGGACTTTGTCGCCCGCGATTGCAGTTGAATGCCCTTTGGCCCGACGACGTTCTCACGCGTCAGGTCGAGGTATCGCGAGAGATACGGATCGTTCCTCGCCGCCTCACGCGAACGCCCTCGCAAGGCAAATAGGCTCTGACGCAGTTCCCAATTCTCCGACGTTGGCCGTATCGTCCAATCGGCGTTTTGACGGTTGAGCTTGGCGGCCTGATAGCCACGCTTCACCACGGACTTTTGCGGCTGGCCGGGCCAGATCGCGTCGTACAGCCGTGCGGCTAGTTTTTTCTGTTGCTTGGCCATGATTAGTTGTTGTCGAACATCCTGATCTTGTACTGCGTTCCGACGCTCTTGCCCTCGCGTGCCCGTTCGCGTGCGTACTCGCTGGCGACGATCTTCGCGTACTCCTGTCGAATGGCGATCGCCTCGGTCCGCGAACGTTTGACGCGGTTTGTGCCGGCGGGTGTCGAGACCTCGTATTCAATACCGTCACCTGACGACACCATCAACGCCGCATCGATCGCGTCGACGCTCTGCTTGGCCATTGACTTCGCGACCGTCTCGGTGCCGTGGTGCGTAGATCCCGCCTCGACGGTGAGGAATCCGCTTTGCTCGATCCATGTATTTGTCGCATCCGACTTGTCGGTCAGCCACGCCTGCCACCGATAGCGGCCCGCGGCGAGACCCGTCGACACCGTGCTCGTGATCGCCGCGACGAACGTATCGCCCGACGCCATGGCCGCGATATCGGCGTGACCCGATCCGCCGATCTCTCTAAACCGGTATTCGAGGTCGTAGAGCGACGCCCCAAAATCGGCAAACGTCCGCTGCCAGGAGATCTTCTCGCCCTCCGCGATCTGCGTCGGCTCACATGTTCTGATCGGTAATGTCATCTCTTAAGATCCTCTCTGCCGAAGGCCACATTTTGCATTTTGCACTGTGCATTGCTCGCGTCATGGTCTGTATTCCTTGAACGGATTATTCACAACCCTAAACCCCTTCCGTCTCCCCTCCGGTGTCGCAGGCGTCGGCGGCTCCGGCTCCGCGTCTTCAGTCGGCCCTACGGCGGGACGATCGGCAACCTCCGCGTGCACGAGCCGATTCCGTGCGATCGCCTCGTAGTTCGGATTCAGCTTTACGCGTGCGGCGATGTTATAGACGAAGAGATCAAGGGCCTCATTCCGGGCATTTACGCTGACCTTTTCGTAGACGTAGAACGTTTGGCCGAGCCGTGCCCGCATGACCTTTTTTTCGCTGCAAAGCTGCTTGAGAAAGGCATCGTCGTACTCGTCGCGTCGAGGAAAATGGCAATATCCCGGCCCCTCCTCGACGATCTTTAATTTGCTAAAGACGTCATCCTTTGCGGCGTTCGTCCCGACGATGAAGAGCCGCACCCTGCCACCGTGACCGGGCAGTCGACAGTCGACCCACGAGGCTTTTCCGATGATCGGCTTGTCACGATCGCCGTTGCCTTTGCACGCGAACCACTTCCGCCCCGCATTCGCCTTGGTGTACGCGTAGACCTGCTGCGTGTGGTGTCCGCCCGAGTCAATAAAGACCGTCTGGATGCGAAACACGCTGTTAGTACCCTGAAACTCGGCGGTCAGCTTATCCGTCAGCTCTTCCCAAACCTCATTCTGCCCCGGATCGCCGTCGAGCACGCCGTACTCGATCGACCACGATTCATCGTCGCGGCCCCAGCCCTTGACCTCGTATTCGAGACGATTGCCCTGCACGTCGACTGCGGCCGTCAGCACGAGCACCCCGTCCGGCACCTGTGCCTCGTAATCCTCGCGGTTGAGCGTCAGGTCTGCGTAATCGATCTTCTCGTATGGCCGCCACGGCTCGCCGAGAGACGTGTTGACCCATGCCTGCATCTGGATAGAGCCGGCACCTTTGGCCTTTGCCTCGATGAAGTCCTTGACCATTCGCAACCACCTGACGAATGGCGAATAAAGCTGATTGCCTTTGAACGATGCGACCTGCGGATCCGTGGGCTTGTCCGGCCAAAAAGGCTTGTCGAGGTCAGCGTCCTTGATCCATCGGGCACCGTTGGCAGGATCGAGCATGTATTCGAGATCGTCATACTCGAACTGCACGCCGCACGACACACAAACCATGTACGCCAAATCGGGATCGTCGTCCCAATGGCAATTCTTCCATTCGAGCAGTTGCAGCGTGTCACACGACGGGCACGGCACCCAGTATTGACGTTTGTCACCACGCAGGAAGTCGGCCTCGATGTCGGCCGAGTCGCCAGCATTGCGAGGCGTCGAGACGATGCCGATCTTGGCACCGCCAAGCTCCTCGTACGTGAGGGCACGTTTCTCGCCGAGCTTGACCGGGTCGCCTTCCTTCGTTGGCTGATATGCAGCCTTCTCGTCGAAGAGCAAGACCTGCAGTGGCCGCGAAGACAACTCGGCCGGCGATGTAGCCCACAGCCCGTGCAGCGAGCCGCCCGGAAAGCGTTTGACGTTCTGGTTATTGTCCTCCGAAGACGTTTTTACAAGAGCCTTGAGCGACGGTGTCGCCTCGACCATCGGATCGAACGATTCGGTCATCCACGCCTTCGTCTTATCCTCTTTCTCGGCGACGTAGGCGATCTCGGTCGGGTCGATCTCGATGTAATATCCGCAGACATTTGCTAGGACCTCGGAGCCGCCCCACTGGGCTGGCTTTTGCACGACGACGGTGCGAATGAGCGGGTCCGAGAACGCGTCCATGATCTCGGTGAGATACGGAGCCGTCTTGTTCGACCACTTACCCTTGCGGGCACCACGATCAACGTAACGCTTCGCCTCGGCCCACGCAGACACGGAAGACGTGCCGTCCGGGATGCCCCGGCGACGGCCTTCGTTCCATGCCTTTTTTGTGGCGAGTGCGTAACTCATTAGATATCGATCTCTCTGATCTTCTTGAGGCTCTTTTCAGTCTCGAGTTTGAGAATTTTGGTAACCTCGGCCGCGGTCTTCGCCTTCGCGAGTCGGCCCGCGACACGCTTTGGCAGACTCACACCAAATTCCTTGTAAACGTTGCTGTACAACTCCTGCGAGAGCTCGATCACCTCGGCCTTTGGCACCAACTCCTCGCGAGCCTCGGCGAGTTTTAGCTCCTTGAGCTCGGCGGATGCCTTCGTGTCGCGATATTTGACCGCGGCGTATTTGTCCTTGGCATTGAGGATCGCGAACTGCAGTTCATCATCGAACCAATAAACCTTCAGCTTCGCGTGCGAACGCTCTTCATCGGGCTCGCGGCCGAGGTCCTCAAGACGCGAAACGACCGTCTGACGATGCAGCTTTACCCGCTTCGCGATCTCGGACTCGGACAGCCATTCGCCCTGCGGCTCCTCAAGTTTTAGAGCACTCTGTCCCATCACCTCATCGCCGCGATAGCTTTATCGACCTCCTCGCTCACGTTTGCCAACAGCCGACGATCGACGACTTTTTGGATCGGCTGCAGGAACACATCGGCCTTTTTGACCTTGACGGCTTTTTCGAGGAAGTACATCACGACGATGCCGTCGGTGCCGCGGTTTTTACGGCTGCGGCGTCCGGCCTTTCCCTTTCGGATACACAGCAGCCGCTTGCCCTGTTTGGTGACGATCACAAAGGCATTCTGCAAATTCGCTGGCAGGTTGCGTTTGGGAATAAGGGCCCCTTTCGAGGGACGAGCACCGCCGATGACGGGCACGGCGAGATAGTTCTTATACGGGATCTTTTCGCCGCCCTCGTCCTGCCGCTGCATGAATGGAGCTTTGGTATAGACCTCCGCAAACTGCGTCGCCTGGGTCGCAGGCGTGATCTTGATCGCGATCGGCGAGTTGTCGAGCCATCGGTTGCGGATCGTGAATTTACCACGCAACGCACCCTGAACGGCGGCTTGCCCCTCTTTGGCCGTTCTCGTGAGTCCCACCGCCGTGCCGTAATTCAGTTGTTTGATCAACTTAGCCGCTGGCGGCAGGCCTCCGCTCAAAAATGTGCGGATGCCGTCTGGCATAGATTCCTCATCGCACCTGTGACGGTGCCTGGTCTAATTTGTTCTCGATGCGGGCGAGGCGTTGATTGAGCCCGTCGAAATACGCCTGGAATTGAGCCGCCGTGAGCGTCTTGCTCTCGACCTCCTTGATCTTTGCGTCGGTCGCCGCCTGCCGCTGCTCGGTCACTTCCTTAAAGGCCTTCAGGTCGCTCGCATTCTTCTCGACACTCGACGAGGATTGAGCGTTCATCCGGTCCTGATAGATGTACGCTCCAAAGACAAAACTCCCGATCGCGACGATGAACAGCCCGGCACGGCAAAACGCCATGAAATTCTTATAGGCCTTGCTCTCAAACCAAGCATTGCCGTCCGAGACCGTGACCTTCGCATTCTCGTAGTGATGCGTGCCGCCGTCGCTCTCGGTGCTGTGGATCTCTTGGGATTGGGATTCACTCATGGTCGTCATAAATCGTTACTGGCCGCCGACGCACAAGGCGAACGGCATACACTTTTTCCG